CAGTCATACGTTGACGAGCTAAACAAAGAAGCTGCTAAAATCATCCATCAAATCCGGGTTTGATAGTTGTTGTAAACTTTGCACCGCCAATGCTCGGGCAGGTACATCATTTTTTTAAACACCGGCACACCAAAAATCCGGTATAACACCTGTGTGCCTGTTACTTCTCTAACAAATTTTCCATTTTCGGTTCTTTCATCAAAAATGGGAGTGGTTTTTTTTGTGATCATTTTTTTTAAAATTTATTAAGGTTTATATTAAAAAAAAACAGCCTGATAACAGCCGTGTATATGCCACTTGGGGCGGCACATACACGGGCGTTAGGCAACATTAAGCAAATCCCATAAATCAGATGCAGTTTTTAACTCAAAGTCTTTATTATGTATTTTAACACAGCCTTTCGTGTATTTTAAACCAAAATCAAGTTCCCACATATAATATTCAATCCAACTGTGTTTATGATTATCATTCATTGCTAATTGCAATATTTTGACTAATTGATTTTGCAACCAATGATTTGCATAATTTGAAACATAGTCGTTAGGTAGAATAACTCTAAAGGCTTCACTACATTTAAAATCGTGCCTATGTTGTTTTTCAATTTCATCAATGGTTTTAATAAATAAATCCTTTGAAAAAATAACGTTACCTAACATTGTATATACGTCAGTTGCGGTTTGTGCTGTATTTTTACTTTCTTCCATTCTATTATGTTTTATCTGTTATTGAAAATTTGTGCATTTAATTGCCCAACTTGTCATACACTCGTCAGTTATGGGCAATATCGAACCTCGACATTTGCACCATCATTTATTTCAAACAACTTTTTATTTTCCTTACTATAACCTACATAGCAATTTATGGTCAAATTGTTGTAATATCCAGCACCTATAACTTTTGTTTCAATTTCTATTTTTGCAATTTCTACTTTTTCGTAATAGCTTCCAACCTTGTAAAAAGTTGATGCTTCACCCCATCCATTAGCAACAGACAAAATACTGCCCATAACAGCACCTAAATTGCTATTGGCGGTTTTTTCTTTATTCAAATTTTCGTACATTATTCTCCTTTGTATAATTAATGTTAATTTAAAAGTTTCGATACATTGAGTAGTAAAGCTGTATCTCACTTCAGATTTAATTAGCCCAGTTTACTCTGGTTAATATACATTAGTTTAGTAAATAAACTAATATGACTAATAATAAGCCTGTCATTCCTATTACTAGGGAGAACTTGCATATTGTAATCATAATGTATACTGCAATAAATACTGCTAGATGTTTCACTAGGAATAATATTGCTATTAAGATGTTGGATATCATTGACCTGTTATTTGATTGAACATAGTTACTATTCATTAAATGAATTTAACTAACAGGTTAATACATTGTCAAATGTATTGCATTTATAGACTAGAACTCTATCAAAGTTCGTACGGATTTTACATCATTGTTGGTAGTTGATGTTTATATCTGAAGATTGGACTCAATATGAAATGAAAATCATCGCTAATTATTGATGATTTAAATTGGTTTATTGAGCATGTGATTCTATTGTGTGATTATTGTGTGTTGTAGTTATTATCCATACATATATATTGTGTACATATATATAAATAACAATTAATAACACATATAAAAAAATAAAAGAGAGAATAAATCTCTCTCTTATATCCAGCTTTTTCTACGACCTGACATCATATTCATATTACCTTTAGCTGTCTTTATCTCGACAGACTTTAGGATTGCATCTTCATATGATGTTATCATTGCTTTAACCTTTGCCTTATCTCTACTGTATATCACAGTAAATTCAGCGTTAGATATATTGCTATTTATCGCCCAGCCTCTAAGGCTGTCGTTATCAACATTGAGTGATATTGCTATCATGTTGATATCATTTTCTGTTATTTCATAGTCGTTTGAACTCATCTTATTTAAGACAGACTGAACGTCTACTGTAGACATTTTTACTCTCATAATATATAATAATTAAATTAAGGACTAAAAACACAAAAACAACATACATTAACAATAAAATTACGATATCCAAAACCCCTTTTAGGGGGGAGTAGGCATTATAGATAGACCATACACATTTTCAGATTATATTTTCATAGTAGAACCACAATAGTTATCGCATCTTTAATCTAATTTAATCATTTCCAATCCAATTTAATCATTTTAATCTATCAAATTTGAAATTGAATAATTATTTTCCTTTAAAATGCAAATTTTCTTGATTTTCATTTCCATGTATTCTAATGAAAATTTTAAAAATTTTTCATATGAAAAAAGTTTTATATCATTATGAATTATTGTTGTGAAAAAATCATCATCATTGAATACTTTATAATGACCGTATTTTATATTATTATTTAATCCATTCATTATTACCTTAGAAGCTGTTTGTAAGTACATTGAATATAAAGTTCTAAATAAAACATCTCCATCAAATTCTGTTTTTTTTCATCAATTAACACATAACCAATAGAAGAAGTATTATTACAATGGCAGCTTACTATGTGTCTTTTCATATTGCTATCTTTTACTATATTAAGATTTAACTCAGATGTGATACCAGGAAAGTATATGTCTATATTTTTAGTAGTTTTCATTATAATTTTATTTTAATCTCATTTCTTTTTTAATGTTACGTATTGAAACTATAATTTCATTGAATAGATTTGGCTTTTTAAAATCATTATCGCTGAAGAATATTTTATTAGAATTGTCTGTTATATATTTTATACATTTCTCATTTTCGGATTGATTTTCATATTTATGATTGGAATCATATAATTCTATATTTGGTACCATAATTATCTCTTATTAAACCATTGTTCAGTTTGGTCTGTTTGTTTTAATTCTTTTATTTTTTTAACTTCATTTTCTTTCTTAGATGGTTTTTTATCTTTTATTGAAGTTTTTATTAAAGACTCTAATTCATATACTTCAACAGATATTTGATTCTTTGTTAATTCAATCATTTTATCTGTAATTTTATATGCAATTTCAATATCTTTTTTATTCATTTTCTTAGGGCAAAATATGAATACAATATCTGTGTTAGATTCAGATTTGATTATCTTGTATTTACTCTTCAGAGCATAATCAATAAAGTCAGTTAACTTATTTAGTTTGGCTTCATTAACTTCTTTTCCTTTAAAAGCATTCTGAATACTAATAAAGAAAGCATCTTTTCTTTCTATGTAGAAATCTATTTTATTATCTATTTGAATAACTTCCAGCATACTGATGATAATAATTTTTTATATTGATGTATTGTTAATGTGTTATTATGCAATCTTTTTGCATTTTTAACTGAACAAAATGATAAATATGGTATTGATTTAGAGCCAAATTTCTTATATTCTACAGTAAATTCAACTAGACCATACTTATCAGGAATCATTTCTTTTCCAATTAGTCCTTTTGGAGTGATGAAGTAAAAATAATTAGGAGAATCTTTATACTCGGATACATATAAATTATGCTTACGAGACTTGTTTTTAAAGTCATTTATATAATCTGTTGTACTTAGTTTAATTTCATATTCATAAGACATATCACTAGTTATGCATATTATATCTGATTCAAAATCTTTGAAAAACTTTGTATTTGGTATCATCATTGAATGGCTAGTATATTTTTTATAATGATTTATTACTAATTTCTCTGTTATTTTCATTATGAATTTATATGATTAATTATTTAATTATAATTTAGATAATTTATTTGTATATTTAAAGATAAATATTCTATATTAGAAACACAATAGATTTAATAAAAAAAATTAATCATCTATTCATTCATAATAATAACATGACATCAGAACATAAAATAACTCATTCTAAGAATTTCTCATCAATCTTTATTAAAAAAAAAATACATATGATATTTGGAACATTAGAAGATGTTTCAGATGAAGAAAAAATAAGAATTGCATTAAATGAATTTAAAAAATACTTCACATATATTAATGATTTCTCTGGTAAGATATGTGTTTCATGGAGAGAAGCTCAAAAATATGATTGGTGTTTCTCTGATGATTTTAGAATTGTTCAGATATTAGTAAGAAACAATACTCCACCTAAAGCAGATACTACAGGTTCATTTAATAAAGGATATGTAAGAACTTGCGTTGGCGTATTTCCTATCAATCCAACATGTATTATGGATACTAGATTTGAGCTTCATCCTAATAGATATGCAATAGGTCAGAGTAAGAAGGACTTTAATGAAAGAATTAAAGATAGAGACCAACTCACAGCAAAAGAAGAAGTATTCTGTACCTATGTAGCAAATGGTATGAAGCCAGATAAAGCTTATAAAGAAACATTTAAAACTAATAATGTATATTATTCTATTATGTCATCTAACAGGTTATTACAGCAAGAAAGAATACAATCATCAATATCTGATGAAGTAGAGAGAATACTTACAGAAGAAGGTGTATCTAAATCATATATAGTTAGCAAATATAAACAATTAGTTGATGATGGATTATTAGATATGAAAAACTGTTCTTCATCTGTTAGAGCAGCCCTAAGAGACTTATCAGAAATATCTAATATGTTTCCATCTAAGGATAAGAGTATAGCTCAAATATCATCTAACATGTCTGAAATTACAGATGATAAGTTGATGCAAATTAAAGAAAAAAAAGCAATGCTTTTAGGAATGTCAAAGAAAGTAGAAATAACAAATGACAGATTATCAAATAACACAATTAGTAGACTCCATACCAAAGATGTTGAGGTTATTTCCTACACTGATGAAGATGGATTTAACGAGTTGCTCGTATGATGATATATTATATATCGTATCTAAATACGATAAGATTGCATCTGTGTATAGTAATGGTAGATATGTATTTATAAAGTTTAATGTGAATTAGATGTCAAACATAATAATAGGTAATGTATCAAAAAAAGAAGAAATACTTGAAATTGCACTAAGTAGCGCAGTTGATTTTGGAATGCTATTTTTACCTAATGATTTTAGAATAGAAACAGTATCTCCATATCACTATGAAGTAGCTGCTTTAAAAGATGATTTAAGTAATCTGAAACCAAAGATATTCATGTTGCCTCGTGGACATGGAAAGACTAAGATTACTCAAGCATCTATATTGAAAGATATTGTTACATATGATTATGATATAGCAACTAAGATGTGGTTTACTGTATGGGTAGCTACTAATAAGACTCAATCAATGAGAAATGTTAACTTTGTTAAAAGTCAGATTGAAACTAATGAAAAGCTAAGATATTATTTTGGAGATTTGACTGGTGAGAAAAAAGGAATGAAATGGAATCAGGAAGAACTCGATTTTTCTAATGGTTGTTCTATGATATGCAGAGCAGGTTTACATGGTATTCGTGGACTACTTAAAGACCATTTAAGACCTAATAGATTTATATTAGATGACTTTGAAGATGAGTCTAATACTAAAACTCAGTATTCAAGAGATGCAAATGCTGGTGCTGTTACTTCAGTTATTATGCCTGCACTTGACCCTGAAGTAGGTAGAATTGAGATAAATCAGACACCTGTTCATTATGATTGTTTTGTAATGAGAATACACGATTTACATGCAGAATGGATTAAGAATGGCAATGAAGCTGAAGATTTTTCATGGGTTGTGTATAAGAAATCTACACAGATAGATAATCCTTTATGGCCAGAATATTTTGATGGTAAAAAGTTAAAGACAATCAAAAGACGACTTGAACAGTCTGACCAGGGACATACTTGGTCTCAAGAGTATGAGATGGAAGTTACCAATAGTGAAACAGCACTGTTTGGTAAGAAGGTTATTAAGTATTGGGATGGTGAATTTATAGTTGAAGGAGATACAACATATTTAAGAATAACAGAAATGAGTGGTAAAAAAGTTGACTACAAAAGAAGAGTTTTAACATTCTTGGGCTGCGACCCAGCTTCTGATATTGAGTCACGAACATCATCTGATACTGCAATGAATGTAATAGCTGTTGATGAACATGGTAATATATTCGTACTATGGACATTTAATTCAAAGAATTTACCTGATATAGCATTAGAAAGCGATGTCAAAGGTAGAGGAACATCAAACATGATTCTTGATAAAGGTCTTGAATACAGAGTTAGAAGAGCAGGAGTAGAAAGAACTGCTCTATCCTCTGGAGTTTTTAATAGTATTGCATTTCTCAGAGAGAAATATGATAAATATAAAAACATACCTGTAGTTGGATTATCTCATGAACAAACCAATAAAATTGACAGGATTTATAATGGTCTAATAACTGTAATGAATACAGGTAAAGTTTATATTAGATATGAACATTCAAGATTAGAAACAGAGATAACTACATTTGGAGAGTTTGCTAAGTATATTGATTTACTTGATTCATTAGAAATGAGTAAGAGAATATCATATAAGCCTGAAAGACAGGTAGAGAAACCTGAATTTAACTCAAAGGACAGGATATTTGACCCATGGGAGATAGAAAGATTTTATAAAAAAGGAAATGAAAATTCAGATAATTGGAAAACACAATGATAAAAAAAGAAACAGAAAAAGTCAACAGAATTATTCATATATTTGATAACCTAAAGAACTCTCAAAGATTGCAATGGTTAAATTCATCACAAAAAGCATTTGCATTCTTCTTGGGTAATCAATTAACAGCTGAAGAGTATGAGTCTTTAGTTGAGAAAAAAATGCCTACATTTATTGTTAACAAGATGACACCTCAGATTGAGTTGATGATGTTCTTCTTGACTGCTAAAACACCTAGATGGCAAGCAGTAGGTATTGATGGTTCAGATGGAGAATTAGCTCAATTACATGCTACTGTTGCTCAGTATATATGGAAAGAGTCTAAAGGACAAACTGTATTATCAATGAGTGTAAGAGACGCATTAACTAAAGGTATTGGATACTTAGCAGTAGGTATCGACCCTGATAGGGATAATGGATTAGGAGAAGTTGTAGTAGAATCAATTGAACCATGGGATGTATATGTAGACCCACACAGTAGAGACCCGTTCTTTAGAGATGCTTCATTTATAATGATAAGCAAGTTTAAAACAGAAGAGCAGTTAATGCTTGATTTTCCAGGGCTTACCAAGAATGACATATTGAGCATATCTAATAGAGGAGATGATAGAGATTATATGATGTTTAATTTTGTATCTCCTACTCCTGTTCACTCTTATGATGTAGATGATGGTATTAATAGAGATGGTAATCAGGTAACATTTTATAGATACTACGAGTTCTATGAAAGAAAGAAAGTTAAACATGTTAGAGTAATGTACAAGGTTGAAGACCAAGTAAAAGCATCTATCATGAAAGAGAGTGAATGGAAGAATATTGCAGATGTAATACCACCTGAAAATGTATTAGCTGTTATACCATTTTGGAAAAATAAGATATTTAGAAGTCATGTAGTAGGTGATTACATGATAGAAGATGAAGTTGAATTACCTGGAGAAAACTTTCCGATAGTACCATTGTGTTATAGAAATGTTGGTAATCCATATTCAATGTCAGCAGCAATGGATTTAGTTGGTAAACAAGAAGAGATTAATAAATCTCATCAAATCATGATTCATCATGCTAACTTAAGTAGTGTTCCTAGATGGTTAGCTGAAAAAGGTACTGTATCTAATTCAGATGAATTTAAAAAACAATCTTCAACACCCGGAGCAGTATTAGAGTATAATCCTGATTCGCAAGGTAAGCCGCCAACACCTGTTCAACCTATGCCATTAAATAATGCTTTCTATACTATTGGTAAAGAAGGTGTACAGGATATGGAATATATAAGTGGTATGAATGCTTATATGCAAGGTCAAGGAGACATGAGTGGTAGAGAGCCTTACAGAGGATTATTAGCTAGAGATGATTTTGGTACAAGAAGAATTAGAGGTTTTGCTACTAATGTATTGAATGAGTTCTTAACTACTTTAGGAGTTATCATTGATGATTATGCTAAATTTTTATACAAAACTGAGAAGATTGTAGCAATTGCTACCCCAGAAGACCCAGAATCTGTACAATTATTTACATTAAATGAGATTACACCTGAAGGAGTTCAGAAGTTCTATGATGATACTGAGACTAGATACAATATTCAGTTTGTAGGTGGAAGTACATTATTAATTAACAGATGGGCTGAATTAGAAGAGTATATGGAATTATACAGGATGGGTATTATTGATAAAGAGACTGTTTTGTATAAGACTGATTTGCCTAATAAGAAAGCTATTGTAGAAAAGATTGGTTCGTTACAACAGTTGCAAGGTCAAATTGAACAAATGAATGAAGCAATTAAAAAGCTACAGAGTGAGAATGAGATTCTTGAAAAACAATTGATTAGTACTAGAATAACACAAAAAGTTTACGAAGCTGCTATTGATATTGAAGGAGAGAAAGCAAGATTCATTGCTGAATTATCTACATTACTAAAACAAGGTAAGATGGATGGTGAAATGATGAAAGGAAAAGTTGAAGATTTCTTGACTAAAGAGGAACTGAAAAATGAGAAGGCTAGAATATCATCTCATAAAAAAGAAAACACAAATAAATAACAATTGACAACAATTAAATAAATACTTAACATTATGGCAGGAGAAGCAGCACAATTTTCAAGTAGTTTTTCATTTGATAATTTAGAAGAAAAGGAATTAAATCCTAAATCTACTGATTCTAATGAAAATTCAGAAGGAGCAGAATCTGAGGATATAAATGATGATAACGAAAAACCTATTGGTAAATCTTTAGGTGATTTATTAAGCAGTAATGAAAACCTACAAGACTCTGCTATTGCTTTACTAGAAACTGATGACTTTATCATGACTGATAAAGGATTCATTCCAAAATCTTCCTTATCGCAGGACAATTCTAAAAGTCAGAACCCTAAAGATGACGAAAAGATTCTTGGAAAATTCAAATCGGTAGATGACTTAGTAAAGTCTTATACTGAATTAGAGAAAAAGTTAGGTAGCAACTCTGATGCTGTAAACAAGCTAAGAGAAGTTGAACCAGTTCTTCCAATGTTAGAAGCCATGATTAATGATGATGGTTTTCTTGAAATGGCTGAACGATATTTCACTAATCCTGAAGAGCAACGTAAGCAACTAATGAAGTCTCTCGATATAGAAGATGGATATGTTTTTGACTTAGAAAACGCATTAGCAGACCCAAAGTCTAAAGATGCTAAAATCTTAGAAAAGATATCAGCTCAAAAAGCAGATGCTCAAAAACGTAGTCAACAGACTAGTCAAAAAGATTCCAAAAATCAAATACCTGAAGAAGAAAAGATGGCTTTCATTTCAAAGCATGGAATCAAAGATGAAGAGTTTGATTTAATGTTAGAACAAGCAAAGTCATATAAAATCACTTTAGATGATATATACTTCCTAATCAATAAAGATAAAATTATTGATAATGCGAAAAAAGAAGCATCTAAACCATATAAACAACAAGCAGAAGCTGCTCAGTATATTGGTAAGCCTAAAACAAATGGTGCATCAATGCCAAAGAAAAGTGAAGCTGATGTGTTTATGGATTTTATAAAATCTGGTTCTTCTGTAGGTCTATTCACTTAACAGTAACAAAACCAAATAAATATAATGGCAAATAGTAACATTATTAACGTACTTGGTCTTTCACATACTGGTCATCTAGGAACAAGCACTGAATCTGGCGGCTCTGGCATACCAGTAGGTGCAGTTCCAATTAACGAATTTAGACGCTCGTTTAATTTAGGCAGTATGAGAATAGCAGAATTGAAACCTGCTAAAGACCCGTTTTTTACAATAGCATCTAAGTTTCGTAGTGAACCAACAGATGACCCCGAGTTTAAACGCTTAGAGAAAAGAGAAATCTGGCATCGCAGATATGCATTCGCAATTAGCAATGTGGTAAAAGAAAATAACTATAATTCATTAAGATTATTAGATGTTGATGGAGCAGGTGTAGACGCACAACAACTTGCATTAGCAGTTGTTACTGTAGATGCAGATTTTGTACCAACAAGTGGTGGAACATCTAAAGATGTTACAGTAAATTCTTACTTGAATTTATTCTTAACAACTGATTATGATGTTGAAAAAGGTAACATTACTCCTACTAGAAAAAACTATGCAGGAACCAATGAAGCAAATGCTTATTTAACAGCAGCAGCTGGTAAGCCTAATTTCTTCTTTGTTAATCAAACTGTTCAAATTCCTGTTTCTTATGTAAAAGGTTCTGACCAAATTGTATCAGATTTAGGTTATTTGAATTGTATCATCAAAAGAGTTGCTTACGATGGTAATTATGCTGAAGTTACATTCAAAGTTCTTAGCATGAAACCTTCTTGGGCTGCTGGATTAACCTCAACAACTGAAGATACTTCTTATTTCCTTACATATGGTCTTGGTTCTCCAGGTGTTATTTATAGTAGCACAACTGATAATGTATTTATTGATGCTAGAAGTTTAGCTGTATCTATTACATCATCAACCATTCGTAAAGAAGATAGAATTACCATTATTGGTTCTGCTTTCTCAGAAGGTTCTGGATTACCAGATACTAGTTACTCTGATAAGTATTCAGATAATTATGGCTATACTCAAATCTTTAAATCAGATTTGTCTATGAGTGGAACAGCTCGTGCAACAGTATTAAAATTGCGCCCAAATGAGTTTGCTCATAATTGGGAAAAAACAATGTTGTTACATAAAAAAGATATTTCTAAAGCAGGCTTCTGGTCTGTAAGAAGTAAACAAGAGACTGGAACAACAAAGAATACATCTGGTTCAAATATTTACAGAACTACTGAAGGATTAGTAGATTATGTAATGAATAATGGTTGGGTATTCCAATTGAATTCAACTGATGGATATGATAATTTCTTAGACCAGTTCTCTGAGATTATGAATCCTGAAATTGGCAATGACGAAACTAACTTGTTAATCCATGTTAATACTAATGTATTTAACTGGTTTAGCAGACTAGGTTCTGGTAACTTTTTTCAAAACACATTTGCTGGAGCTAATATTCCATTCAGAAGTGAAATATCTGTAATCGGTCGTAAGACTATTAGCGGATTAAACATTACTGAACTCTCTACTCCTCATGGAACAATGAGAATGATAAGAGATATTAACTTGGATGGTACTTATGTGAAAATGATTGCTGTAAACTACAGTAACGTATCATATAGACCATTAAAAGGTAATGGATTTAATCGTGACACAAGTGTTTACATGGGAGTACAATCTCTTGAAAATACAGGTGTTGATGCTCAAACAGATTTAGTGCAAACTGAAGCTGGGTTTGATTTTAGATTAGGTGAAACATTCGCAATGTGGATTTAACCTGATGACTTTATTAGAAAAAATAAAGCTATTATATCCGAACAATAATTTGAATGCCATTTCCTTTATGGAGGTGGCATTCAATTATGTTTTATCGAATATACCATTTTCGATATTAAAAGGTCATTCTTCAAAAGTAAATATAACATCTGATGGGGTTCAAGTTAGATTTTTTTACGATAATGTAGTTAGAGGGAAAAGAAAATGTACTCAAATAGAAAATTGTTTTGTTGAATTAGCATCATATGATGAATCTGAACATTATAGAACTTCTTACAATCCTGGATTTTATATTGAAAATGGATTATTAAAAGTTCTACCTGCTCCTACGGTTAAAGAGAATGCTTATTTCTTTACAATAACAATTCCTACATTAAATTCAAATACATTAAATACTGACATAACTTTTGGGGAAAACATATTAAACTGTATTTTATTATATACTGCATTTTTAATATCTAATAATGACTTAACAGTTATTAATCATGCTGAATTAAAAAGTATAATATCAAGCATATCTGATAGTATATCTATAATAATATCAGACATAAATAATGTAGAAATAGAAAAGCAAATATATACATCTAGCTATACAAAACCTGATGATATAAATGTCGATGTTGACATTGCAGACTTTGCAGAAACTATAGAAACATTTAATTTAAGTTTATCTGAGTTTTTAAAAGAAATTGATTTTGACATTACAGAATTAGCAATACCTGATATAGCATTTCAAGATTTTGAATATGACTTTTCATTTAATATTCCAACTGAGCCTATTATAAATTTAACAGAAGCTGAAGCTCATTTAGCAAATGCTCAATCAACAATAGGTACATTATTATCTTTTGATAGTCCTAATGCTTCATTTTGGCTTAGTGACGAAGACCCCGAAATGGTTAATAGTGCGGTATCAATTGCAAGTTCTCATTTGGCAATAGCTAAAACTGTATTAGAAAAAAATTCATCTTCATACAATACATATAATCAAATGATTAATACACAGTATGGAAAATTGAAATTAAATATTGATAAATACATATCTGAGATAGATGCCCAAGTTAAGAATACATCATTAAAGATACAGACTTATCAATCAAAATTGCAATCATATGTTTCTAAGTCTAATTCTAATTTACAAAGAGTACAAGCTGAGATACAGATATCTAATGATACATTGCAAAAAGAATTAAGTACAAAACAGTTTGAATTGACTGTTTTTAAGAGTAATTTAGAGAAACTATTAGCATCTTTAAATTTAAAGTTTCAAAAATATCAGTCTGATTTAGGATTGTATGTACAAGAAAAACAAATTGAATTACAACTTTATTCATCAAGAATACAAGAAAATATTCAGTTAGTTAATGCTAATATGTCTTTAATTCAAATAAAAAGTAGCCAAATTCAATCATTGTCTTTGTTGTTTCAGTCTGAATCTGCTAATTATCAAATTGCAGAAAAAACAAGCATGCAATTATATCAAAGATACATAGAACAATTTAATGCAATCGTAGGAGTTGTAAATGAAGGTAGAGAACCTACTAGAGATAGTAGAAAAGGATAAATCTATTTACAATATAGATAGAAGAACTGCTATAATTCACTTAAATGATGCATTAAGAACTATAGTTGAATCAGAAAATCTTGAACATGAAAAGATAATTGATGATTTTGATGAAAATAAAATAAAACTAAATGCTGAAATAATTAGACTTAATTATATTGGCATTGGAATAGATGATGTTTATACTGAAATAGAAGGTGCTTCTGATGTTAGATTTATTAACAAAAGCGAATAGATATAAATACAGAGTTACTCAAAATAGAGAACTGTATCTATATGAGTATAATGAATCTACATGTTCATTTGAGAGAATGATGAATTTTGATAGCTTATCTGGATATAAATTATTGTTAAACTTCATTGGATTTAAAAGAGTTTCTTTTGATGATATGGAAGATGAATTAGAGATTCCAGAAAAGTATATCATGAGTATTGTTTATTACATCAAAGCAAAGGTATTTCTTGAAAACGGAGACATTGAAAAACATAATTATTATTATGGCTTATTTAATGCTGATTTAAGAACTAAAAGAAATACAGTTAAAACTGTTAAATCTGAACCTTCTGAATACTCATTAAGGTAAAATATGACAAAGTCTAAAATAAAAAGATTAGTTGAAAATAAAAAAAAATATATATCATCAGACACTGAAAAATCTTTATATCTAATGATAGATTGTTTTGATTTTAATAATTTTTCAGAAGAATCTTTTAGTAATTTATTTTCAATTTTTAATTCTATTAAATCTGAATTAAGTTCAGATGAAGAACGATACCTAACAGAAATATTCCAAAAAATATTCGTTGAAGAATCTAGTGCATTTATTATTTTTTGTTACAATGGTGTTGATTTAGAGTTATTACTTACAAAGCAAATTGGTGATAACTGGGGTGGTTACGTTGTAACAGCAAGAGAAGATTCTTCTAAATTGTTATTATCTGAGACTTTACTAGGAGATAATAATACCACACAAACGATTTTTCTTAATAACATAGATTTAACATCTAATCTTATCTATAAAATAAAAATAGGTTTAGAGTTAGGAACAGAACCTACTGGAGATGTTGAAAGAATTGTTGATTCTTTTTATTTGCTTATTAAAGACTATGGAGCTGATTTAATAGTATGATAAATATTGAACAAGTAAATAATAATTTAGAATCTATTAGTAAATTAAATTTTTCTTTAGAATCTATTAATAATTTAACTATTTCTTTAGAAAATATAGAACACGTTTTAGTTATGAATAAACCATTTTTAAATGTTCGCGCAGGTAGCGAGGATTATTACGCAGGCAATGAATTTATTTTAGCTGGTAATGATGGTGATTTTAATTTACAAACTTATCCTATAACAAGATTACAGAATATAGAGGTACTTAATGGCTAGTAAAGTTCCAGAATTTACAACAACAGCTATCGCTAATGTAGGTGTGCCAGCTTCGCAAGATACAATTAAGGCAGCTACAGATAAAACAAATGAAGCTATAAAACAAATAGCAAACTTAACTGAACAGTTTAATTTGTTAGTGCCGGAGAGTATTAAAGTTTTTAATAAAGTTGAAGATTTACGTGGGTTTATACCAACAGTAGATGGTTCGCAAATACAAGCACAAACTAAAGGGTATTATACAAACGGAGATGGTGGCGGAAATACATTTTATTGGGATTCTACTAGCGAATTGGTTGATAATGGATATAATGTTGTAAAACCAAATAGTTACATTCAAGGAGTAGATTCTGGTAGATGGTTACGAATAGGTAAGACAGGTATTTTATTATCTGGTAGAGATTTAGGTGGCATTTCGCAACTTTCAACTACTCCTGAAATTGACAGAGAAGATTTTGCAGTAATTTTAAATAAATTTTTTAATAAAACTATTGCAGGTATTACAACAGGTTCTCGTAGTTTAGACATTACAGGTGATTATTTTTTAACTCCCGATGCAGCTATTTTTACTAATTTTAATTCATGTGTTTTACGAGCGACAGGAATAGGGTTTAGTAGTGAATTGAGAGCGATAAATAATACAGAAGGTGCTTTTTTTACAATTGGGTATTATGACCCAACTTTAGATGAAGAAGGCGAGCCTATTGGATATTCAGCTTCTCAATCTTCGATAATTGAAAGAATGACTTTTGCTTTAGAAAATGGAATTAATCAAGGTGCTATTAAATTTATAGGTAAAAACAATATATTAGACCTACAAAATATAAATGTTAGACAAGTTGGGACTGGCGGATATGCTATAACTAACGACTCTGCTGATACACTTTTTCAAGAAATTTATTTACGAAGATTAGAAGTAAATGGATTTGTAAATACAGGATATAATAATGATTCTTACGGTGTAAAAATTTACCCAACAGGCAATATTGAGTTTTATCAATGTAACATAGAAGCAGTAAAAACGGCTATTTTTGCACGTTATCAAAGACAAGGCTCTCTAGTTATAAATGGTGGACATTTTGAACGTAATTTATTGGTTCTTGATGTTGATGGTTGTGAAGTTCATTTTAAAAACGCAGAAGTCGGCTATGGGATGTTTTGGCTAGGTAAAAGTTGCCATTCTGGAGATTTGAATATTTCTCGTTTTTGTTCTGATGTAAAATTTAAAAATGGAATTATCGATAATGGATTTGGTAATAAAATTTATTCACCAGCATTTTTATATAGAGACACTAAAGGTAAAGGGAATAACGGAATTAATAAGTCTGGAAAAGAATGGTTGTTTACTAGAAACATTGAAACAGACCCATTGTTTTATAATGGTGTTACAGTAAATGGATGGATTTCAACCAAAACAACTAAAATAATTACTTTAGAAAATAATGTTATCACGACAGGAGAAATAGTTGTAACTATTGATGGAAGCGATTACACAACAGTTACAACAAATGCAAATACTCCTACCGAGATTGCAACTTTATTTGTATCGAATCATTCTGCTACAATATTATCTAATCATGGATTAACTGTAACTAACTTATTAGGCGTTATATCTATGATATATGAAGATGGAATAGATATTCCTTCTGATAATTTTGAAATTAGTGTGGTGTTTAATACATCAACAGGAATTACAGCTACTGTAACTTCATCTAATAACACAGTAAGTTTAAGTACAATACAAATTTCTGCTCCTAGAACAAATGGAAGAGCCTTGTCTCTATATGCACCTTCTGCAAACGGAGCGGTACAAAAAGAATATTCTATTGAAACAACTAAAGAATATTGTTTATGTGTTGGAGTAGCTTATAGTTCATCATCTTACAATAACACAAAAATTGAAGTTAGAGATGGTGATAATACTCTTATATTTTCTGAATTATTAGATAATATTCTTACTAAAAATAGTGTTGGGCATTCATTTACTTTTTTTAAAAAATTGCTTCCTGCTAATGCGACAGGGATAGCAAAAGTTAGAATTGTTCAGACAGAAGCAGATAATTATGCAACGATTCCTTTAGTATTATTAGTTCCATCTGATATTACACAAGGGCTTATTGCTGGAGAAGACAGTACAACAGGTTTAGGAGCAGATATTGTTTATAACAAAGCAATCACAACAGGAAATAAATTAACAATAAGCATTCCTAG